CACCGGCACGATGGGCATGTACATGGTCAGTGCTTTGGACTCCGTCATGAGCATGAATGATGACTCACCCAATGCGTCTAAACGCTTTGAGCAGATGCCAATCATCAAACGTTTTGCGTTGGATCCCGAGGCTAGAGGTACGGTCACCAGTTATTACGAGTTGAAGAACGCCACCGATCAGGCTGTGCGTACCTCCAACCTACTGGAACGCACCATGAACTTCGAGGAGCGTGGCGAGTTCATGCGGGACAACATCAAGATGCTTGCCGCTAAGGACTACATCCTTGACATGGAGAAGACCATGAAGGAGTTCCGTCAGATGCAAGTGATGATCCGTAGTTCTAAGATGGATGCTGATGCCAAGCGGGACGCTCTGCTCCGGATCAACCAAGCGCAGAACGCCCTGACGGCTAACATCAATACGCTAAAAGCTAACGTATCGTAAGATGACCCCCCTCGAATAACCATCCAATGGTTGCTCGATGGGCTTCATCCCACTTGTCAAACTTCTGTTGCTTGCTTAGGGTTTTCCCTTGGTCTATGTCTGCATGACAGGTATAGCACAAGGCCGCAATACGGTAGTCGTGGGCTTTGAGTCCCATGCCCTTGCCGTCGCGTTGTTGGTTGGAGTGTGCGGCAACCACCGTGCCATCTGTTGCCCCGCAAATCTGACAAGGCGATTCCCGCACAAGGTCTAGCAGTTGCCTATTCCTGTACATCTTGGCTCACACCGTTGGAACGAGCCAAGAAGTCTACATAGTCATGGATCTCATGACCCCAGTAGGTTGTATTTTTAAAGCCCAGAAAGCGGCCTGCCAGTCGTTTAAACGCAGCATCCTGCGCTGCCTGCCAAACTTCAAAGCTCCAACCTCCGTCGTCTTCAAAGGCTTTACTGCCGATGAACTTGCAGAACTCCTGTTTACACTCATTCATAGGATGGCCTGAAACTCTGCCAGCTTCTGAGCGTAGTGACGGGCTTTCTCACTATCGTGAGAACCTTCCTTGTGTCCTGAACGCATGGCGTATTTAATGATGTTTCCCTTCAGGAATCCAATAAACTCCTCAGGCGTTAGCACTGCCTCCATCACAGCCCACGGTTGCATTTCCATGTCTTTGTAATGGCGGCCATCTATTTGGTAATCATCTGCTCGTTGAATCATTTTGTCTCCTGTGTAAACGTTAGGTAATGTTGCAGCGGGAGCTTGGCTTTTTTCCGTACATGTTTACGTAGCCACTCTGCCCCGCCCAGTTCTTTAAACATCAGCCATTCCACATCTGACATGCGGACTTGGCGCCCCCTAAGGGGCTGAGGTGGCTTAGGTCTTGGCAAGCTTAGGTCTCCGTGTAGCACGATGTGCCCAACAAGAAGCGCAGTACCACTTGTTAGGACTCATCTGAATACCGCCTTCCGGGGCTTTGGTTTCTTCGCAGCGTGCACAGTGTTTAAACTGGTGTATTGGCTGCTTACTGCCAATCTCTAGCTGTTGCTTGGCAAATCCATTCATGCCATCCCTTTCAATAAGTCTTGGAGTTGTTTAAGTTTCTGTGCGCTAGTCAGGTTCTCTTGGATCTCAGCTTCAATCTCAAGCGATACATTCTCTAGCTCTGTTGCCACGGCTTTCATCTGCGTGGCTAAGGCGTTAGCCTTGTCTGACAGGAGCATTAGTCTATCTAAATTGGTGTGCTTGATCTGAGTAACAGGTTTGTTGGATGCCATTTTTTTCTCTTTAAGTTCAGGTTGTTTAGTGGGTTCAATTGTTGAGGTCTCTTTTACTTCGACACGCAGAAAGGTTCCACGTGTTGGTTCTGTGATTAAGCCTTGGCGTTTAAGCGTATCAAGGCAACCAATGATCGCCTTGGGATCTCTCATGCTGTAGCCTAGTCGTGCTATCTCTGTAATGATCTGCGATGAAGTCCATGATTCAGCCAGTGGGACTGCCTCATAGACCTTCTTCACAGGCGCATTCAGCGTCGTGTACAGTTGTTTAAATCGTGTGTTGCTAATCATTGCTTCATATTCCTGACAAAGATGGCAAAGCTTGCGGCTGTGTCACCAAATGGCATCTTGTCAAATTCCTTGGCAACCTCTTCTAGCACTTCGTTACGTGCACCTTGTAACTGTTGCAATGTGTCAAGCAAAACTTTACGCACGGCTTGGTAATCTTCTTCATTCATTTCTTCTCCTTTGGCACATCGTTTAATTGTTTGTAGGATTCCCATCCGGAATCAAAACCTTCTTTGAATCCGTTTTCCCAAGCACGTCCCCATGCCTGACACCACAGTTCGTAGTACCCGCCATACAGCGGGAATCCTTTGTCAAACAAACCATGCTTAACTAGATGCTTCACATCCTTGCGCTTGATGAATGCTTCCCAAGCCTTGTCACGGGCTTTGTTATGAATGGGTATGTCGTCAAGTAAGCCTTTACTCATTCCAACTCCTCCAATTTAAACAGCGCGTAGTACACCAGCGGACAATCGCCAAACTGTTTAAACGTATTGATTGCAAGCTGCAACCAAGCTTGTTGCTCGGCAAACTTTTCAAGATCATTAAGACTCAGCATTTTCCCGCTCCGCTATCAATGCGTCTGCTAATTTGTAAGCATCACGTGCCATCTGATAAACGTTAGTTTCATTGCCGGTGACTAAACCGCTAATGATTTGTGCCGCAAAGTAATCGCGCAAGTTCATGCTGACAGCGTGGTCGGTTGTAAAGTATCCAATTGGTTGTTTCATACTGATCCTTATTTGTTTAATTCATTTAACATTTCGTCCGTCAGTTCTCGCACTCGCAGTAGGGCCGCTTCCATATCTGCTTTATGTTTAAACTCACGTGTGATTGCCAACTTAATGTTGGCCAGAGTGGCGTACATGTCTACGCCCTTCACGGCAAACATTAACTTATGCTCATCCTCCGGATAATCAAATTCCAGAATTGCTTTGCTTTTCATGGCGTGTAAACATTCATAAGAATGACGATCACACCAATCAAAGCTGTACTAAAAACGGCAGTAAGTATTTCTTCACGATTGACTTTGCCGCCAATCAATGCTGACTGCACCCACAGTTCCTCAGGGGTTGGGGTTGGTGGGGGTGGCGTATACATACAGCCGATCAAAACCTTGCCAGTGTTATACGGTGGGTTCTTTGTCATAGTGTTTCTCCAACATAGGTTCGCTGATCCAAAAGCCTTGGGCGTTAAGTAACATGCCTTTGGCCATCATCTCGTCCGGAGTCCGGCAACGTCGATTAACACCGTGCTTGCCGGTGCGGTGCTTGTCAAACGCAGTGTTGCTGTTGAAGTATTCTTTACAGCCACTGCATTGGTTCCTTGTGCCACTAAGTTTCACGTGGAACCTCCAGTCTGCGTTCGACTGCAAGCTCTTCGACAATCAGTTCGGCAAATGATTTACCTGATGGAAAACGCATCTTGGCCGCATTGTTTTGATTGACCACAGCTATGGCCTTCTCAATCCCTGCGTTGAATCCTGATGTGTATGGGTCACCAGTGGACAGGCGACTGTCAATCGCCTCCCGAATCATTTGAGCCATCGTGATCTTCTTAAGCTTGGCAAACTTCTTCATGCGTAAATGCTCGTCTTCGGAGACATACGTCATGAACGGTTTAAACTTCTTAAAATGGGTCATCGATTACTTTCGTCTTCTCGTAGCTTGCAACCAGTTTGTCAAAGACAATCTGAGCATTTGCTTTGCCGTTAAGTTCTGAGCGGGATTCAATCCCGCAGTGTTTACACAATTTCGCTGCTGCATCGTCTTCTGTGTTTACACCAAGAAAGAATTGGAAGTCTTCTTCTCGGCAAAGCATTCCGGCTTTGGCAACTCGATTGTTGTATGGCGTGGGTGATTCATCATCTTGGATGCGAACCACCGCACAGGCGTAACGTGCACCGACAAAGTCACGGAGGATCTCCTCCGGCACTTCGTCAGGGTGCAGTGACAGCGTCAAAATAAAACCAGTGCGGTCTTGTTTTAACGCTACTTTGCGGGCTTCAAATTGCAGAGCCATGGCCGTGCATCAAATCAAACTCTTGCACTTTGAGCATGGACTGAAGCATCTCGTTGTGCAACTTAAGGCGGGTAATCTGACGGTGCAGATTGTTAATCTCATCACGCAGAAGCATCTGACCTTTGACTAACTGACGCTCTTCAACGGAGATCGTGTCACGCAACTTAGCCTTGTGCAGGGTTGTGTGGACATACTGCACCTTTTCACCTAAAGCTTTTGCAATTTCTGGTGCGGTGGCATTAGGGTTGGCGTGTTTAAACTCACGGATTTTTTCAGCGCGGTTCATAATTTGCTCCTTAAAATGGGATGTCGCTGTCGTCAGCGGGAAACTCTTGGGCTTGGTTCTCTTGGCGTGTACCACCTTGTTGCTGTGGCACAAAGCGGTCAACTGCAATAGAGAGGTAGGTCTTGCCGTTCTTGGCAACCTTCTTCCAACCTGACAGCTTGACAACAGTCAGGCCGTTCTCGGTCTTGACGTTAGTCAGGTCTTTCATGTTGATGGCAATCGTGCCCCAGTAGTCGGGTGACTTTGGAGTCTTCTTGCTTTGGGTTGCGAACAGGGAGCCTGTGTCGGGACGTGTTTCGTAATCGCTCATTTTGTTTCCTCAGTTAATTTAAGCTTCAATGTCTTGAAGCATTTAAGAACCTCTTCATACAAAGAGGGGTGCGTGACCTTCAGCGAATCAAGCTGAAGTTCGTTGCTCTTCCAGTAGCTGTTTAAACCGGCTACGTCTGTGCAGGTGGTGGTGTACTCAATCATGCCGTCAGCAAACAGCTTGCGGCTTGCGTCTGAGTTATCCCAGTCGGTAGGCTGTGGGCGCTTAGGCGCAGTCTTGGCAATGATCTTCTCGTACTTAGGGCCATCCTCCTTCTTGGTCAACTCGCCCATGGTGGTGGGGGCATCGTCTGTCTCGGGCAGATCCTCACCCGCATAGATGTAGAGTCCCAAGCCGTGCATCGCAATACCTTTGGTTAGGCAACGCATGATTGATGTATTGACCTCAAAAGCATTTGGCTCAGGAATGCATTTGTTGCGGTAATCAAGTATGGGCAACTGTTGGGTCATAGACTTGCCAAACACTGTGACTTTGACCCACACCATGTGTGAGTTGCCAAGGTGTTGGTACGGCAACAAGTGGTTAGGACTCTCCCAATCGGGGAACATCAAAACTTCGTAATTAGCTTGAGGATCAAGCTTCAAAACCTCAGCCCACGCCCACGCCCATGATAGGTACGTCAGGCCGTTCTTTTTCTCAGTGTGCTCGTTGACGTTGAGCTTTAGTAAATCAAGGGGCGACATTGATTTCTCCTTGGTATTGTTTACACCACTTGCTGACTCCACAGAAGTCTCCGGTGCATCGCTTGGGTTCGCCTTTGCGGGTTTCGACATAGCCTTTTTCCTTTTCTGCCAGTTCAGTGGCTTCCTCAATGGTTTTAAATAAACGGATCGCAGACTTGCGTCCTTCTCTCTTCACAGCAAAGACGGTTTCAGTCATCCATCTTTCCTCATCGGTGCAAGCCTGTAGCTCCTCACCAAATTCATGGTGCACCTTGGCGTTGCGGTGCATCTCTAAACGCTGACGTACATAGGACTCGGTAGTCACTGAGTCCCACATTGGGATGTCAATCATCACGGCCTCAGCTTCGGGGTAGCCCTCTGAGGTGTCGTGTGCAGAGTAATCTTTGATGATGGCGCAGATCTGTAAGCCTTTGACTGGCACACCCTTGACGGTTTCCACAAGCCACTTGTAGATGTTTAACTGCGTTGTCCAGTCATCCTTGCCCTGCTTGACTGACCAAGCCTTGACGAACTTGTAGTCGATGATGACCACACCGCCATCGACATGCTTCTGTAGGTCAATCGCACCACTGATCACGATGCCATCAATCTCAGTAAAGATGCGTTCCTCGTTGGTGTAGCCCTCAACTTCTTTGGCTTCGAGCTTGCCATGCATGAATGTGCCAAGCTGTGACGCAATCATTTTGGTCACGTCAATAGTCATCTCAGAATCGTACTGTTCGCGTAACCTTCTAATCTTTGGTGGCGACATTAACTCAGTAACGCTATACTGTGATGCGCCCTTGCTGTAGTAGTTGCGTGAGAGCAAAGCCACTAACGGTGCGGGCAGATCCTGATTGTTTGTTATCTTCATCTTCTCTCCAAGGTTGTTATGAATCCGAAATACAATGATAGTGATGTTACTACAGAATTGCAAGTGCTATCACAAATTATTTTTGGTGAGCCAGCCTCGAAAGCAAATTCGCGCAGGGTTGTACGCTTCGGTGGTATGTCTAGACTGATTAAGTCTAAGAAAGCATTAAGTTACTCTGATGTTTTTAAACAACAGTGCAAGCCATTGGCTACTCTAATGACAGGGGACTTGCGGGTTACTCTGCATATTTTCTATGCGTCACGTAGACCCGACTTGGATGAGAGCCTGATCTTGGATCTGATGCAGGGTCTAATATATGAGAACGACCGTCAGGTCAAAGAGCGTCATTGTTACTGGGGTCTTGATCCTGAGAACCCAAGGGCTGAGATCATCATTGAAAAGATCCCTGAGGTTGCCCCGAAAAAAAACCCCGTCAAGCGTACCGGACGGGGTTAACCCAACATAGCAACTGCTGAGGAGAGAAAGGATCAACAAGCAACCTAGCCCTCAGTATAAATTAGTTTCGTCAGTTTTGTCAGTGACATTTTTAAGGATTAACGTGGCAAAAGGCGGTAAAAGCGGTGCTGCAAATGTTTAAACGTCTATTTATCGTCCGCCGGGCGTAGTTTTTAATGTTTAAACGCCAAACCGGGTAGCAGCGTGAAACTCTTGTTTTAATGTCCTGCATGTCCTGCATGTCCTGCATGTCCTAAAAATATTTTTAAAAAGGTGTTGACAGACACCAGACTGTTAGTGCTAAACTATAGTTGTTGCCGTAGGAAGCGACGATTGAAAGCCGTTATGCATGCTCTCGCCCTTGGTTTTTGCCGCAGGGTTCCTACCGAGGGCAGTCGTAACGGCTTTTTTTTGTTTCGGAACTAGGTCGGGTGGTGGGTTAGCGCCATCACAGATTCAACAATCGGACGAATGCTAAAAGCACACTGCTTTATGTGGCCGATCTAGTTCCTCCCCCCTACTACGACAACTCGCAGGCGATGCGGTACGTCGGTGGTCGCCTGTTAAATAACCCTGTTACACGAGCAAGCCAAAGCAGGGAGCGTGGGCGAAACCTAGAGCGCGGTGGTTGAAATAGTCTGGGTTAGTGCGAGGTGATGACATGGCTCCGAAGGGGAAATCACAGCACAGTGCGAACCTTGGTTATGACCACGGTAAGGCTGTGCTTTGTTCAAACATTCACCAAAGGGGAAACACAGGCTTATATACGGAGGCACTCAGGATGAGATTGTGTCAGTGTGGAGGACAAGTACAACAAGGACAACTCACCGGAAACCGTGAGTCGTGGAGTTGTAAAGTGTGTGGTCGTTATGAAATATTAAAACAAGGAGAGAAGATGAACGAAGAGGATGTATTCAGCCTTGCAGACAAAGCGGGGCTTGGATTTGTAAAGCACGCAGACCCTAAGGACATTGTGAAGTTCAAACGCTTTGCCGCCCTTGTTGCAGAACGCGAGTATGAGCGTGGCGTGATTGACGGTAGACAGATACAAATGCAGTCTAGCGTGGACAAGGCGGTCAACGCCATGACACAGCCAACTTATTACATTCCAAACAAAGATGATCGCTTATGGGTTGGGCTGACGGATGAAGACAAGAATGAAATTTTGCTAGATGCAGTTCGGCATGGATGGAATGACCGCCTGATAGTGGAGCAAATAGAAGCCAAACTCAAGGAGAAGAACACATGAAGCAACGTGTTTACACAGTGGGCGTAGGTGATCAGGTCAGACTGATCCGTGCATCCAACCGCAGACAAGCGATAGCGCATGTGTCATTAGGGATTATGACAATACGAGTTGCCACACAAGAAGACATAATTAACCAACTAGATAAAGGAATACCTATCGAAAACTACACAGCACCTGAACAAATTGAATTAGACATTTAAACAACTTAACTGGAGATAACCATGGATCTTGCACAACTGCGGTCTAACTGGGAACATACAAAGCAGAATGACGGTGGACACTGTCCGGTCTGCGATCGTTGGGGAAAGATTTACCCACGTGGCATCAATCGCACAATGGCGCGTTCTTTAATTTGGCTTGCCGCGCAAAGCCAAGCCGGTAACTGGGTGGATGTACCCAACACCGCACCCGCATGGGTACTACGTTCCAACCAACTGCCAACGCTCCGTTGGTGGGACTTGGTGGAACGCAATGACACAGCCAAAAGCGCAGATAACAAACACTCAGGCATGTGGAGAGCCACAGAGTACGGCAAACAATTTGCGGAAAACAAATTATCAGCCCCAAGCAAGGTGTTTACATACAATGGTGAAGTGGTCGCCAAAAGCACAGAGATGTGCACTATCGTGTCTTGCTTTGAATACGATTTTGACTACCATGAGGTTTTCAATTCATTTCGTAACTACGACACCAAATAGGACGCACCATGCCACGCAACTACAAACAAGAGTATGCCAACTACGACGGCACTGAGGCCGTCAAAAAGAAACGCGCACAACGTAACAAAGCACGTCGAATGCTTGAGCGTGAGGGGGTTGTGCATAAAGGAGATGGCAAAGACGTTGACCACAAAAAACCCCTGAGCAAGGGGGGTACAACGGTCATCAGCAATCTCCGCGTTAAGCCCGCAGCGGCCAACCGTTCGTTTAAACGTAACGCAGATGGCAGTATGAAATGAACCCTGCCTTCGTGGAGCAATTCCACTTCAACGAGTCAACGAGGGTAGCTTGCCCTTATTGTTCTCATGAACGCAAGAAGGGTAAATCAAAGGACATGACCCTAACCCGCAAAGAAGACGGGGCGGTCGTGTTCCATTGCCATCATTGCCAAACAAGCGGATCAGTACAACCCCAACAACAGGAGAGAAAATTGTCAGCAGTACCCAACCCAACCATCGTATCGCATAAGCTACAAGCAACGCATTACGATTGGTTAGCCCAACGTGGCATATCAAAACAAACCGCAGACAAGATGAAATTGTTTGCGGCTGAAAAGTATTTCAGCAAGCTAGGCAAGAACGCAGATGCCATTGGCTTTCCATACTACCGTCAGGGCGCATTGGTGGCGGCCAAGTACCGTTCATTTCCTGAGAAGGACTTCACTCAGGACTCAGGCGGTGCACACGACTTCTTTGGTATCGATCTAGTCCGCAAGGGCGAACCTCTGATCATCGTAGAAGGCGAGGTGGACTGCTTGACCCTACTCGAACTAGGCATCGACAACGTAGTCAGCGTACCAAGCGGTGCACCCATCAAAGTCGCAGATGGCAAGGTTCTGCCCTCCGAAGACAAACGCTTTGCCTATGTATGGAACGCACGTGAGATCATCGATGCCGCACCCTACGTAGTCCTAGCCACAGACCAAGACACCGCAGGGCAAGCCCTCGCAGAAGAACTGGCACGTCGCATCGGCAAAGAGAAATGCCGTCTGGCTAAGTTTGCCAAGAAGGATTTAAACGAAGTACATCTTGACGACCCAACTCGGACAGGCGAGGTGTTTAAAGTTATTGATTCTGCCGCTGCATATCCAATTTCTGGAATCAGCGACGCAGCTACGTACTTTGATCGTTTAAACGATCTATACAACAAGGGCACGGGCAAGGGATTCTCAACGGGCTATTCATCGGTCGATGAGATTTACACGGTAGCACCGGCACAGTTAACGGTGGTCACCGGTTATCCATCATCGGGTAAGTCCAACTTCATCGATCAGGTGATGGTTAATCTAGCGCAGAGCCATGACTGGAAGTTTGCGGTGTGTTCATTTGAGAATCAGCCTGAGATACACATCAGCCGATTGATGGAGATCTACACACGCAAGCGTTTCTTTGAAGGCCGTGACAGGATGACGGAGCAGGAGAAGGAGAAGGCGTTTAAATTCGTCAAAGATCATTTCCTGTTCATCGATACAAACGGAGAAGAGCCAAGCACTTTGGATTCCATCTTGGAGCGTGCGCGTGCCGCTGTTAAACGCATGGGTGTGCGCGGCCTGATCATTGACCCATATAACTACATTGAGCTACCACGTGGGGACGGCACAGAAACAGCCGCCATCAGCGACATGCTGACACGTGTTCAGAAGTTCTGCAAAGCCCATGACGTGCACACGTGGTTCATTGCACACCCCTCTAAGATCACCCGCCAAGGCGTTGAACAGCCACGCCCTGACGGTATGTCCATTGCCGGATCGATGGCATGGTGGGCAAAAACGGATTGCGGTATCACGGTGCACCGTAAGGAACACCACGTTGAAATCGCAGTATGGAAGTGCCGCTACCGTTGGGTAGGGACACAAGGTGAAACAACAATGCTCTACAACAAAACAGCGGGCACTTACTCGGAGAATCTCGATGCCTTTTGATCAACGTTTAAACGACGATGGCTCACCAGATGAGCCACTTACATTACGTGAACACCTTTCCCTGCTGTTCGAGGGTCTGCTGTTCCTGACAGAGGCTAAGTTTGATGAGGCCATCGTTGGTGTGGCCGATCGAATCGGCATGGACACGGTCGTTGTCTATGACACAACAAAGATCATTGACATCCTAGAAGAGGAAGGCATGGATCGGGAGGAGGCCACAGAATATTACGAGTTCAATATTATTGGGGCTTATGTCGGGACACGTACCCCGATGTTCATAAGTTTGGTTGATGACTTAGCGCTATAAAAAAAGGGGCTTCATGCCCCTTTTGTTTAAACATTGCCAGCAGCCGCTGCTGGTAGGTTAACTGTTTAAACGAGCGTAGAACACTGCACGGGTGATGGAGTCGTAAGCACCGCAGTAACGAGGCACACGGTTCTGCCCCATCTTGTAAACCTTCCACGCATCAGGCGAATACTTGATGTAGCGTTCTCCGGTCTTGATGAAGCGTTCGTGGTTCATGAGATCGATTAGGTTATCGTATTTGTAGGCGGCTTTAAGAAAGTCGGGACGGTGGTCGGTGATGGTCTTGATCTTGATCATCAATGCACCTCATCCGACTTAGGACGCATGAAGCGTTCCATCTCATAGGTGGCACTGACCACGGCAAGGATCTCATCCTTGTCATAGTCTGCGGTCACAGCAAGACCCATCGCGGCCTTGAACAGAATGCCGATCAGCGACTCGGCATCAAGCTCTGACTGGTGCATGAAGTCCACAAGCTCACGGTATCTCAGGCCAAGGTGTTCAAGCTCGGCCTGATCCATCTGTCTAATTTTCATCGCTGTTCTCCACAAAACGCACAATGGATTTTGCCTGTTCATCAAACTGCATCATTTGAATAATCTCATACATCAATGGGGCACAGGCAATCAATCGAGCGTTGGTGCGGGCAGTTTCAATCGGGATGTTTTTGTTAGAGCATCGTGCAATTAAACTGCGGCCGTATTTATTCGGGTAACTCCAAACACTTGAACCGCCTACAACCCACGGGTATTCTGATACGTGTTTAAACATCTTATGGCCTCCAGTAAAACAAATCAAACATTACGACAATCAGGCCAAGCATAAACAAGGCACGTTCTAGTTTCTCCCAAGGTGTCATCATTTGTCAGACCTCCGGTCACCGTAAAGGGTTTCGATGGCGGCATCGATGGAATCCCAATTGATACCAATGTTGGCATCATGTGATCGAGCGACAAGCTTCAGCACCTCCACGCATTCCTCATCGAATAACTCAAAGCCCCAACCGTCCTCAAGCCTTGCTTGGACATCGTATATGTCCCAGTCATTACGCAAAACCCAACCGTCATGTGTTTCAACCATGTGTGCCATGTTATTGCTCCTCTGCGCTGTAGATTTTCCAGTCGCCATCATCACCGCCAATAAATTCTGACCCATCCATGTCTTGGGCGATGGCCATAGCTTCAGCCTCGCTGTTGGCCTCCACGTGGGCATAAAGGTAGGTTTCCATCACTGCCCAAACTTTGTACGTTTTCATTTGTTCTCTCCTTTAGTTACGGTCATCAAGGGGTAACCCCCCTCAGGCGGCAAGCTTCAGCTTGGTAAAGGCGACAGTGCCTAAGTCGTTGACGTTGTCCACACGTACGGCATTGGGGTAGACATGAGCCACTGGTTGCAGAATGCCGATGCCAATGGTTGTGATGCCAAGGCGTGTGCCTGATTCGCACTGGGCACGTGTTGCGTCCGGCTCACCCTCACCGTCAGTCAGCACAAAGCACACCCTGCGGGCTTCAGGTCTGCGGAGCAACATGCCGTGAGCAAACTGCACGGCCGCATAGTCGTTGGTGCTACCCTGAGTCACCGTGCACTCAAGCAAGCCCTTGGTTTTCTTGGCTGGCATGTTCCAAGGTTTAAACACTGACACGGTGTGATTGAAGGTCACCACAGCGGTAGGCACTCCGGCCTGTGACAGGGTATCGATCAAAGCGTAGGCCACTTGCACGGCATTGGCCATGCGTTCGGGTTCATCACCCATTGAACCGGAGCAGTCCAAAACAATGCACACGGCAGAGTCGATACCTGCGGTTTCTGTCCTACGTTTAAACAGGCGGTCAGTCTGGCCGTATGACGACAAGGCGTTGACGTTCAGTGAGCCAGTCTTGCGGTTGATGTTGAATTCCTCAGTGCCTGAGTTCTCAAACATGGTGCGGATCTCATAGCGAAGCTTTGCGGGGATCATGATGGCAGTCCTTAGAAGTTAATTTTCCAACGCTTGGTAGCACCGATGTGATGGCCATCCTTGGCCACTGCCCAGTTGCTGACAGATCCGGCCTGACGTGAACCCTCAGGCACATCGGCCTTGGGTTCAGTAGAGCGGGGCTTGTAGATGGTTGACACTTTGCCCTTGGGGGTCATGCGTTCTGCTTTGACTGGTGAGCGGGCTTCGCCCACGTCTGAGCCGTTTTTGTCCTCAGTTGGGGTGTCACCCTCACCCTGTCCCTGATCGGGGCTTGTAGGGCCATCTGATGCGTTTGAGGGGGCATCTTGGCCGGACTGGTCAGCACCTGACTGGTCTTGCTTGGTCTGTTCGGGTTGTTGTGGTTGTTGCGGTTGACCAAGCTGACGCAGTTCATCAAACACCCACTCAGCCAACAGCCATGTGTCATACGTAGACTGGCACTTGTTTAAACGCAAGCAAGCTTCATCAAAGATTGGTTGCAAGCCATTAGCCAATGGCACTTTGACTGTCGCATGCTTACGTGCATAGACGGCCAAGGCAAAGGGATACTGTGCAGGGTGTGACCAGTCGGTCACCTCGGCCAAGCCCTCACGTGCCATGTTGTCAATCAGGGTGCGGAGCAAACCCTCTGCATTGCCTGTCAGGCGTTCGGCAATTGCACGGTTCTCAATGTATGCGTCCTCAAGGCCATTGTGCAATTGCACAAGGTAGTGCACCTTGTTGTTGTCAATGGCATTGAACTGGGTGAACTTGCGGTGAAGCAACTCATGCAGGGCAAAACCTGTGAACCGTTCGAGGTCAAAGCGGGTCAGCACTGCGTCATCTGCAATGTTGGTGATGTAGATCTGCCCATGGCGGTCAATGGCGGCAGTGGGGATCTCATCCTTGAAGGTCACGTAGACACGCTCCAAGCCAAGGTCAGCGGCAATTTTGTAGATGGCTGTGGTCAGGGCAGACTTGAATTCCCAACCAAAATATTTTGCTTTATGCATGGTCATTCCCTTAGATCCACTGAGCCACGTCAGCGGGGTTGATGTAAGCGGCCTTGATGGCATCCAAGGCGGCCGCTGATTCGGACGGTTGGCGTGAGGTGATGGCGGAGTGCCAAGCCTCATCAACAGACAGCACGTTTAAACTGCGAATGAATGCAATGGCGGAGCGAATCGATGGAGCATCGATCACGTCCCCTGTTTCAACCTTGGCACGTGCGGCATTGATGGCCGCCACAACATGCGTGGCCAGTGCCTGATGGCATCCAGTGTGGCGAATCAAAGCCTCGGCCTCATCATTGGCACTCAAGTACTCAAACTTGATGACACGTGCAAAGCGGTCAGCCAGTGATGAATTCATCGGACGTGTGCCCGCATAGCGGCCGGACTGGTCACCGTTGGTCAGTGTGTTGTCAGCGGCAAACACCATCACGCCACGTGCCCTGCGGTGCACTTGGCCGCCAAAATTCACGGCACTGTTCGGCTCTAAAAAACCGTTCAATGTGGCCAACTCTCCGGCATCGCAGTTTGAGATCTCATCCAACAGAATGATGCTAGAGGGGCAAGCAAAGGCGGTCAGGAATGAGCCACGTTTAAACACTGTCGCACCGTTCTCAAGGCCAACAGAACCGGCATAGTCCTCTGTTGTGGTGTACTTGTGAAAATTGATGCGGGTATATGAGCGGCCAGTGCGGGCGGCAAACTGGCGGGCGGTTTCGCTCTTGCCTGTGCCCTTTTCACCTCCGAACCACAGGTTCTCACCTGTGTACTGGGACAGCAACAAATGCTTGAGGATCTCAGGACTCCAAACGAAGTTGGGATCAATGGCGGGGGCATCGGATGCATTCCACAGGTCAACGTACATTTCCAAGCCCTTTGAGTCGAGCACTTGCACACCGAACACTTGAAGGGCTGTCTTGCGGTCAACCACAGTTGCGGCCACACCGGAGGCCACGGCCTGTTCTGCCCCTGCATCGATCACAGCCTGTTTAAACGGTGCAAATGCCTTGGCAACAGCATTGGCCACGTCAGCGGCAACCTTGGTATCGTCAACCAGTGAGGCGGCCTGTGCCTTGGCCACTTGGTCTAAGGTCATTCGCATGTTGGCCACGTCACCTGCCACGGCCATCACTGAACCCTCGATGCCACGGCTCAGGTCTAGACCCTGCAAGGCGTAGGCGTGGGCACGGTTGGCCACTGACTCGATGGCATCAAGCTTGGCCGTGTCAATGGCAGTGTTGGCGGGTGCATTGATCACAGGCTTGGCGTTGGCCACTTGGTCAAAGGTCAGGCGGCCGTTTTCAATTTGTTCACCGAGCCAATCGACACGTTGAAGCTTGGTCACAAAGTGACTGGGTGCACCGTGGGCAATGGTTGCACCAATGATGGTGTTGTTGGGGATGGACAACAGGCGGTCTTTTAGGGCTTTTTGCATGGTTCTTTTCTCTCTCTCTACGGTCATCAAACAAGGTTAAACAGGTCACCACAGCGGCACGTTGGCAGGTCAACGTCACCGTGTGCATTCAGCGTCCACTTGGCGGTCATGCGGATCTTGCAACCGCATGTTGGACACACGGCCAACAACAGGCGAGTGCCTTGGGTCTTATGCGTGTTCACGTCAACCTTGGCATGGGGGTACGTGCCCAGTGATTGAATGATGGCCGCATAAGCTGAGTCGAAGGCCACACCGTGATCGGTTTCATAGTAGGGGTTGGACTGCGTCCCTGCGGGCAGGATGTGCATGGCCTCGGCAACCTTGGCGTAGGCCTTGTTGGCCTGATTCAGTGCACCCTTGGCAGTGCAAGCTAGTTGGGCAATCAGCACCTCTGTGACTTTGTAGGGGTTGTCAACCTGAGGTGAAACGCAGATCTCATAGTGGCCGTCTGCACTGTTGGTGTTGGGGATGCACTGGCCAAGCACCTTGAAGCCGGAGCGTTTGGCGTTGGTAGGGTAACCAGTGGCAACCCGAATCTCAGCGGGCAGGGTGTGGCCATTTGAGGAAAAGAAGGGGCGAAGCTCCTCAACAGCGGCATTAAGCCACTCCTCACGTGTCGAATACAGGGCTTGGGTCATTGGTAGGTTCTCCAAAACAGGGCAAAATTGCCACTGCAATGCACTGACTCGCAGTGCATCACGGTGAGAATTCAAGACAGGTTCAACAGTTCCTTTGCGGTCATGCCACAGGCAAAGATGCAAGCATGGTCACCCCATGTGCCCATTGGCAGGGATGGGACACGATCCAAAAAGGCCTCGAAGGACTCACGCAGGGAAGCCTTGCGTTGCAGTTGGTTGTACTGTTGCCACACAATCATGGTGCGGGTCAGGTGTGTGTAACCTGTGGAGTTGGGGTTAGATTTGAAGTACTTCATTGCGGCCTTCATTTCATCCTCGAACAGGCGCAAAGCGCAGTCGGCAGTGTGTGAACGGTTGGCGATAGTGTCTGCTGTAGTCATGATGGGGTTCTCCTAGTGTTAAATCAAAGTGGGGTCAAACTTCAGTGCCTCGGTCAGCATCTGATCAGGGGTGTAGATCTTGCGGATACGCTTGCCTGAGCCGAATGCATGGGTCACCATGTACTTGCCATCACTGCGCTTGCCTGTGATGGTCATTACGTGGCCGGACAGGCGGCCATCAGCCTCTGTTGTGAATGAGCCGTAAGTGCTCTTGAAAATAACAATAGACATGGTTCAAACCCCTGCGTTGTGGCGGGCAATGATCTGCTGTAACAGGGCTTGGTCATCAGCGCTGATCATGAAGCAAGAGAATGCATGCTTGTGGTCATGCATGAAAACACGCTTGGCGTTGGCCAATGTGGGGTTAGCCTTGTAGGCATCAATCAGTTTTTGCATGGTTCTAAACCCTTGTTTAAACATGCCGAAGTTGGCATGGTTGGGATTATAAGCACAAATAATATTGTCATGTCAACGCTTGTGATATTTACTTGAGTAAGTTGTGGGGTTATTACCTCATGACCTCTTACGGTCATTTTTAGGCTTGCTGTATTTATATTAGTGTGGGTGTTTCTAGGCGTTTGAACTAAAAAGCATTCAGTTTGTGCGGCTCAAAAAGTAATACTTTAGTTAATGCACCAAAATGGTGAAAACGGCGTATAAGCCGACTTTTTGAGGGGGTCAAGGGGGTAGTAGCCTGAAGAGAAAAAAACGCACTGAGGCCGTTCTGATGCGTTTTAGAGGCATGTATATAACCACAGTTCACACCTACTTTTGATGGTTTTAGTAGTACTAAGGTATTACAGTTTGAAGCCCTGTGAATAAGGCTGTGGATAAGGTGTGGACAGCCAAGGATAACCTGTGCATAATGTTTTATACGAACAGTTTGGGTTTTGTACTGAGTGAGTGCAATCTAGACTGATCAGTCACAAAGTGGAGGCGGTGATCATGGGGAAGACAAGCAAGGGTGAGTTGCAGACGGCCATGGCCGAGGCAGAGGCCGACTGGGATTTGGAACAGGCAGAGTCGGAGGTTGAAGGTCTCAGCGAAGCGGAACGGTTAGCCCATGCCGCAGGGAAACCTAGAAGAAGAGTAGATGGTCATGTAGTAGGTTCAGAACATAGAAGGGGCAAAGGCCTCACGTTGAATCAGCAACGCTTTGTTCAAGGCGTTATCAGAGGGCACAGCCTACGTCAGAGCTACAGGGAAGCATTCCAAAACGATACAGGATCTGACGCAAGCATCAGCGCAAGTGCCAATAAATTGATGAAGGATCCAAGGGTTGTGCAAGCACTGAATGAGGCTTGGGGCGAAACCGTGGAACACCTGATTGATGACGTTGTGGCAAGTAAACGCTTTGTGCTGAAGGGTCTGTTGCACTTAGTGAAGACAGGCAAGCAGGAAGGGTCACAACTCAAAGCACTGGAACTAATGGGCAAAGCATGTGGCCTGTTTACACCAGTCGAAGTGCAAGACAAAGCACCAGTCACCGCAGATCAATTGAAGCGTGAGTTGGCGGGTCACCTCAAGCTGTTGAAGGGACATCGGTCATCAGTGGAAGATGTGGAGGCCACCCAGTTTAAACAGGTGCAGGTGTGAACCCCACCCATCCCGTACCCCCCATGGAGGCCATTGACCACCCGCCCGTCTATTACGCTCTATTCCACTCTTCCACACATCATCCACAGAACAA